ATGAGCCAAGTCTGGGCCTCCGGCCCTCAGGATCGATGCGAGCTCTTGGTGCTCCTCGCCCTCGCGGACTTCAGTGACCACGAGGGAAGATGCTGGCCATCGATGAAAGTTCTGGCGGCGAAGGCGCGGACATCTGAGCGCGGCGCTCAGAAGATCGTTGCGCGCCTGGTGGAAGCCGGTTGGCTGGAGATCAAGACCGGCGGGGGGCGTGGAGGGACGAATGTCTATCGCATTCTCCCGATCTCTTCGCGCTCTGAAACCCCGAACGACGTTCACCCTAAGCAAGTTACACCCCCCGAACCGGGTTCGGGGTTTAAGGGTGAGAAACCCCGAACGGGAGAACAGAAACCCCGAACGGGAGTGCAAGAAACCCCGAACCCTGGTTCACCCGAACCGTCAGGAACCATCAAAGAACCTTCGCGCGCGATGCGGGCGTGCGAGCGCGCGCCTGCGCGTGAGAGGGCGCCGGATGGCTTCGAGGAGTTCTGGGCAGTTCATCCGAGGCCGAAGAACCGCAGCGCTTCCGAGAGGGCTTTCTCCGAGGCGGTGGCGGCAGGGGCAGACCCCAAGCGTATCGTGGCCGAGGCTGAGCGCTATCGGGCTGAGAACAGGGCCGGAGGGAGACGTTACCTCTGCGCTACCGACGTGTGGCTCTCGCAGCGGCGTTGGGAAGCGAGGGCGGCGAAGTCTGACAGAAGCTCCACCCCGTGCGCTCGCGATGACATCGTCACGTTCTGGGCGGGGAAGGTCTTGGCCGGCGAGTTCGTACCGACTTCGGCCATCAGTTCGGGGATGGCGCGCGAGATGCTGCGGCGCGAGCTGGTGACTGCTGACGCACTGCGCGCGGCGGGGGTGAGCACATGACCGGGGCAGCAACGCGCCAACATCCGCCGCTCGATCGATGGCGCTTCGACTCGCTGGCATCCGGGCCCGAGAAGATCTGGGGCCTCGAAGGCATCGCCAAGGTGCTAGGCGTTTCGGTTTCGACAGCGCGGCGGTGGGCGGAGCTTCCCGAGGTGCCGATCTATCGACCGGCTGGCGTTGGCTCATACTTCGCTGTCCGAACCGAGCTCATCGCCTGGCTTCGGAGGAAGGTCTGATGGGCCCGGGGGTGGTCTCGAACTTTGGGGTGGTATTGGGGACCGGCGCGGGGAACACGGCGCAATATTTGCCTGAAATAGGGTTTTTCGATGGTAGGGTTTGGCAGGATTTGACAGGATTTGGTAGGATCTGGCAGCTATCCAACGCCGCCGAAACGTCCAAATCTGGCGGCATGTGGCCGTTCAAACGCAAAATCCATACCGAGACCAAGGGGCTCGCCGAACCGGGCGACGATCTCTACGCGCTCTTCGGTCTCACCCCCACGGCGGCAACCGGTAGCCCGGTCACGCCCGACGCAGCGCTGCGGGTGCCGGCGGTGGGCTCCGCGATCCGCGTCATCTCCGAGGCCGTGGCCACGCTAGATGTCAGCGTGAAGCGCATCGAGGCGGATGGTACCGAGATCTTCGAGCCGAGCCATGCGGTCCTGCCGCTCCTGCGCGACCAGGCGAACGACTGGACCGACGGCTTCTCGCTGATCCGGGATCTCGTGATCGATGCGCTCTCCGACGACAAGGGCGGCATGGCTTACGTCAACCGTCTCGGTGACGGGCGGATCGCCGAGATCATCCGCTACCGCCGGGGCGTGATCGACGTGCAGTTCGACCAGACCACGGGCGAGCCGAGCTACAAGATCGACCGCCGGCCGGTGCTGGCCTCCGACATCATCCACCTTCGCAGCCCATTCGGCCGCGCGCCTCTCTCGCTGGCGGCCGAGGCCATCGGCGTCGCCATGGCTCTCGACAAGCACGCGGCCAAGCTGTTCGGACGTGGCGCGCGTCCCTCTGGCGCCCTGATGTTCCCGAAGGGAATGGGCGAGTCTTCGGTCAAGGCTGCTCGCACCGCATGGCGTGCGACCCACGAGGGCGACGATGCCAACGGGCAAACCGCGATCCTCTACGATGGGGCCGAGTTCAAGCCGTTCACGTTCAACTCGACCGATGCGCAATTCCTCGAAAACCGGAAGTTCCAGATCCTCGAGATTGCGCGGGCCTTCCGCGTGCCGCCCTCGATGCTTTTCGACCACGACCGCGCGACCTGGTCGAACACCGAGCAGATGGGCCGCGAGTTCCTGAGCTACACGCTGGAGCCGTGGCTGCGCGCCACCGAGGGAGCCCTGCGGCGGGCACTGTTCACCGCCGAGGAGCGCGGGATCTATGCCATCCGCTTCGATCGCGACGACCTGACCCGAGCCGATCTCGATACGCGCTCGACCGTGATCAATTCGCTGATCTCGTCGCAAGTGATCAACCCGAACGAAGGCCGGGCATGGCTGGGGCTCCAACCCCGCGCCGGCGGCGAAGCCTTCCTCAACCCGAACATCAGCGCGGCCCCCAGCTCCGGTGGTAGCGACAGTGAGGACAATCCCGATGCAGCTTGACGATATCCGTGCCTTTTCGGCGGACCAGGATCGTGGCGCCTGGTTCGACATTCTTGACCCGGTGACCGGCCAGCAGACCGGTATCCGCGTCAAGGTGGCCGGGCCTGACAGCGAGGTGCAGAACCGCGCGCGCCTGCGGCTGGCCGACGATCTCACCGAGGTGGCGGACGCCGAGGGGCGGGTCACGGCCGAGGCGCGCGAGCGTGCCCGGATCGACAGCCTCGCGCGCTGCATTCTGGCTTGGGAGATCTCCGAGGATGGCGAGCCGGTCCCCTTCACGCACGGCAACGTCGTGCGGCTGCTGAAGGCTGCCGCGTGGGTGCAGGCGCAGGTGGATGGCTTCGCCTCCGACCGTGCCGCGTTCCGGAGGGCTGGTTGATGGAGCGCGTCTATCTCGAGACCAAGATCGAGGCGGCCGACGACGGCAGCGTCGAAGGGCTGGCGTGGAAGTATGCGCAGGCCGACCGGATCGGCGACATGATCGTCAAGGGTGCGTTCACCGGCGCTTCGCTTCCTCTGCCCATGCTCTTCGGGCATGACCAGAACGATCCGATCGGCACGTGGGACGTGGCCACGGACAGCGCGGACGGTCTGCATCTCAAGGGGCGGCTCCTGGTGGAGGACGTGCCCCGCGCCCGCGAGGTCCGCGCCCTGGTGCGCTCCGGCGCCGTGCGCGGCATTTCCATCGGCTTTCGCACCAAGAAATCGGCTCCGCGCCCGCGCGGCGGCCGCACGATCTCCGAGCTGGAACTCCTCGAGGCCAGCCTCGTGACGATCCCCATGCATCCCGGCGCGAGGGTGACCTCGGCCAAGACGGCGGTGCGGGCCCTGGGCCTTGCCGCTTCCCTGCAACGCGCTGCGGCGCAGCTCGCAAAGAAGGATTCCTAAATGCGACCCATGGCCAAGACCGAGCTGCTCGGCAGCACGGCGATCACCCTGAAGGACGGCGGCGAAGACGATCCCGAGGACATCGTTACCAAGGCGCTCACCGACCTGACGCAGACCGTCGACAAGCGGTTCGATGATCAGGACGCCGAGCGCAAGAAGCTCGCGGAGCGGCTCGACAAGATCGAGGCGAAAGCGAACCGGGCGAACAGCGCCGGCGATGACGACCCCGACGAGGCGACGGAAGTGGAGAAGAAGGCCTTCGGCACCTACCTCCGCCTCGGCAACGCGGTGCCCGAAGAGGACCGCAAGGCATTGACCGTCTCCAACGACGAGCAGGGCGGCTACCTCGCGCCGGCCGAGATGGGCACCGAGTTCATCCGCGACCTGGTAGAGTATTCGCCGATCCGCTCTGTCGCCAGCGTGCGCGGCATCACGAGCCCCTCGGTGAAGTACCCCAAGCGCACCGGCGGCACGAACGCCCAGTGGGAGGGTGAGGGTGAAGAGGCTGCGGAATCGACGGCCACCTTCGGCCAGCTCGAGGTTCCGGCCCGCAAGCTGATGACCTACGTCGACCTCTCCAACGAGCTGCTATCGGACAGCGGCGGGACCGCCGAGGCGGAGGTGCGCCTCGCTCTGGCAGAGGACTTCGGCCAGAAGGAAGGCGCGGCCTTCGTCAACGGCACCGGCGCGGGCCAGCCCGAGGGCCTGATGACCCACGCGGGCATTGGCGAATGGGTCAACGGCTCGACCACCGACGTCTCGCCCGACGCGATGGTCAAGATGATGTACGACCTGCCGGCCGCCTACCGGAACAGCGGCACTTGGATGATGAACGGCACCACGCTGGGCGTGATCCGCACGCTGAAGGACGGCGACGGTCGCTTCCTCTGGCAGCCGAGCTTCCAGGCCGGCCAGCCCGAGACCATCCTCGGCCGCCCGGTGATCGAGGCCGTCGACATGCCCGATATCGGCTCCGGCGCTTTCCCGATCCTCTACGGTGATTTCTCCGCCTACCGGATCGTCGATCGCCTCGCGATGTCGATCCTCGTGAACCCCTACTTGCTCGCGAGCAAGGGTCTGACCCGGATCCACGCCACCCGCCGTGTCGGCGGCCGCGTGCTCCAGGCTGCGCGCTTCCGCAAGCTCAAGATGTCCACCTCGTAAGGAGAGACCCCATGCGTGACATCGCACCCAACATCGGAGTGGTTCAGGCCGTGGCGCCTGCGGTCCTCTCCGCCACCAACACCTCGGCCGCCATCGACCTCCTGGGCTTCGACAGCGCCGCGGTGGTCATCAACACCGGCGCCATCGTGTCCTCGGGCGACTTCACGGCGAAGCTCCAGGAGAGCGACACGACGACCTCCGGCGATTTCACCGACGTCGCCGCCGAGCACCTGGTGGGCGATCTGCCCGCCACGCTCGAGGCCGACAGCGTCGTGAAGCAGGGTTACATCGGCAACAAGCGGTACATCCGCACGGTCATCACGCAGAACAGTGGCACCTCCATCGCCGCCGGGGCGGTGATCGTGAAGGGGCACCCAGCCGAGGCGCCGGTGAGCTGATCATGAATTGCGGAGCGGCCTCCTTGTCGGGCGATGCGGTCAGTCCAACAACGGCAAGCTGCCCTCCCCACCGCTCCGCGCCCGCTTGGGTAATGGATGGGGCCAAGGGCAGCACGACCGCAGGAGCGAGCTACGGCTCGCTCCTGACCGGCCGAGGGAGATGCGAAATGCCATCGAAGCCTCCACGCATTTGCGGGTGTGGTCAGCGTGTCGCGTTCGGTCAGCGATGCGCCTGCCAGCAGCAACGCAATGCCGAGCGCAAGGCCCGACACGACAAGACCAGGCCGAGTTCAAGCGCGCGCGGTTACACAGGCTCCTGGGATCGCGCCAGAGCGGAGTTTCTCCGCAAGCATCCATTCTGTCGACGCTGCGGCGAACGCGCCGCCGTGGTCGACCACAAGATACCGCACCGTGGTGACCAGGCGCTCTTCTGGGATCGCGCCAACTGGCAACCGCTCTGCACAACCTGCCATTCCAGCGCCAAGCAACGAGACGAGCGGCGCGCAAACGAGAGGACCTGAACCATGCCTGTGTTCGCAACTGCCGGCGCCAAGCTCTACATCGGTGGCGCGCTCACCGCGAAGTCGAGCGATTTCGTCGTGGGTGACTTCGACAGCGAGACCTGGACCGAGCTCAAAGAACTCGAGTCGCTGGGGAGCTTCGGAGATACCGCTACGGAGGTCACCTTCGAAGCGCTCGGAGACGCCCGGAGCAAGCGCCTGAAAGGTACCCGTTCGGCGGGCACCATGGAGGTGGTCTGTGGCATCGACTATTCCGACGCGGGTCAGATCGCGGCGCTCGCCGCCGAGAAGACCGACGAGAACTACGCCTTCAAGCTCGAGTTCGACGATGCGCCCGCCGGCGGCACGCCGTCCGAGCGCTACTTCGTGGCGATGGTGGGCGGCGCTTCCGAGCAGCTCGACACCGCGAACAACGTCATGAAGCTGAACCTGTCGCTCTGGATCAACTCCAACGTGGTCCGCGTGAACGCCGCCGAAGCGCCCTGAGGCTGACGCATGGCAATCGTGACGCTCGACCAGTTGAAGGAGCAACTCGCCTTCACCGATGACATCGGGGCGGTGGATAACGCGCTGCTCACGCGCAAGATCGACGCGGCTCAGAACCATGTCGAGCGGCTTCTCGGGTTCAAGATTGAGGCAACCTTCGGTGGTGTGGATCAGGATCCTGTGCCGCCGGCGCTGGTGGAGGCCGTCAGCCAGCTTGCCGCATGGTGGTATGAGCAGCGCGAGGCGGCCGGCGACGGGGCCCGCGAGGTTCCGTTCGGCGTGCGCGAGATCATCACCGAATACCGGGAGTTCACATTCTGATGGCAGACGATGGCGGGCTGGGCAGCTTCCAGAAGCGCATGAAGGCGATGGTTCGCGCCGGGAAGGACGCGGCAGGGCCGGCGCTCCTCCAGGGCGGCTACGAGGTGGCCGAGGCGATGGAGACGCTTGCCCCGGAGGATTCGGGCGATCTCGTGGGCTCCATCGCGGTGACCCCGGCTGGCCAGTCGACGCCACCCTATTCGCAGCCGGGTGGCTCGCACGTCGTGCCCGAGAACCAGGTGGCGATCACCGCCGGCAACTCGGACGTGCGCTATCCGCACCTGCAGGAGTACGGCACCCGGCACCACGCGGCGCAGCCCTTCTTCTGGCCCGGTTTCCGGCTCGCCCGCAAGCGCGCCGAGAACCGCATCAAGCGCGCTCTGGCGAAGGCGATCAGGGAGGCCCGCTGATGTCCGCAGATCTCGCCATCCAGATCGCCATCCGGGCCCGCCTCGTCGCGACCTCGGCCGTGACGGATCTTGTGCCGGCGTCCAACATACTCGACCGCAACGCGACCCCGGCGCCGCGCCCCAGTATCGTGATCGGAGAGGCTCAGGTGGTTGATGAGGGCAGCACGATCGCCCGCACCCGCGAAAGGGTGTTTCACACGATCCACATCTGGAAGACCGAGCTGTCGCGCGAGGGCGTGAAAGAAATCTTGGCCGCCGCCCGGGCCGCCATCCGCAGCACGCGTCTCGACCTCGGCGCCGAATACCACTGCGTCGATTGGCGGGTGAGCAGCACGCGCACCATGTCCGATCCGGACGGGGAAAGCTCTCACGGCGTCATGGTGGTCGATGTGCTGGCCGAGGAGGTCGCGACATGAAGGCCGGCAAGATGGTCCACGTGATCGAGATCCAGCAGGCCGCGACCACGGTCAACGGTGCCGGCACGCCGGTGCAGACCTGGTCGAAGTTCGCCACGTTGCGTGCCGAGCTCATCGAGCAGAGCACCGAGGAGTTCCTGCGCAACGCCGGTGATACCAGCGTGACCACGCTCGCCTTCCGGACGCGGTACCTCGCCGGGCTCACTGACGATCACCGCGTGAGCTTCGACGGAGCCGCATTCGATATCGACGAGATCGTGACCATCGGGCGCCGCCGGGGGCTCGAACTGAGATGTAAGGAGAGCAGGCCATGAGGGGTGTGAAACCGCATATCCGGATCGAGCGAGAGCCTCTCGGGGATCGAGCGGCACCGGACTATCTGAGCGAAGATGCGCGCTCGGAGTGGGCGAGGATTGTCCCTCTTCTTGCCAAGCGCAAAATCCTCACAGAGGCCGACGTCGGCTGCGTCGAGAACTACTGCATGGCGATCGGCACCGTGCGCGAAATGGACCGCGACATCCAGCGTGTCGGTGCGGTCCAAAAGGTGTTCAAGGTCGACAAGGATGGGAACTCGGTTCTGGTCTCGATGCGGAAGAACCCCGCCGTCGGGATCCGGAACGAGGCGATGACGCAGGCGCGGCTCTATGCATCGGAGCTGGGCGTCACGCCGGTTTCGCGGTCGCGCCCGACCGTGGATGACGAGGACGACGATGACGACCTGTTCGGTTGGGAGGGCGCTTCCTGATGCTGGTTCCGTCCTGGATCGATCGACCGGAGGAAATCCCTGATCCGCTTGGGCGGGGTGAACAGGCCGTGCGCTGGCTGAACATGCTGAAGCACCCCAAGAACCCGGCGCTCGGCCATCCGTTTCAGCTCGATCCGTGGCAGGAGAATGTTGTGCGGCGAATCTATGGGCCGAGGAACGAAGATGGTTCGCGCATCGTTCGCCGCGTCGTGCTGCTACTGCCCCGAGGCAATCGGAAAACAAGTCTCGCCGCCGGGCTCACGCTGCTGCATCTGATCGGGCCGGAAAGCCTGCCCGGCGGGCTGATCGTCTCGGCCGCATCAGCGCACGAACAGGCGCTGGAACTGTTCAACGAGGCAGCGATGGTGATCCGCTTCGACAGGCGGCTCGAAAAGCACCTGTCGGTTCGCGAGTACCAATCCCGCGTGTCGTGCCGAAAGCGGCAGACGCGCTATCTCGCCGTGGCATCTGACGGGAAGGTGCAGCACGGCAAGACCCCGAATGTCGTCATTGCCGACGAGCTGCACGCATGGGAGGGGCGTGCAGGCCTGCGCCAATGGGAGGCGCTCGATTCGGCGCTTGTGAAAGTCCCCGGGACGCTGATGATCGTGGCCAGCACCTCGGGTCGCGGGCAGGAGAACCTTGCCTGGAACACGGTCGAATACGCGATCAAGGTGCAGAAGGGCGAGATTGATGATCCGGCCACGCTGCCGGTCATCTTCATGGCGGAGCCTGAAGACGACTGGAAGGATGAGGCCCTGTGGCATGCGGTCAATCCGGGGCTCGCGCATGGCTATCCTGACCTTCAGGCGTTTCGCGACAAGGCGCGCAAGGCCGAACACTCTCCGTTCGAGCGCGACAGCTTCCTGCAATTCAACCTCAACCGGTGGCTCGACCAGACCACTTCGCCGTTCGTCGAACTGCACGTCTATGACCAGGGCGCGCAGGAGGTGGATGCCGAAGAGATGGAGATGGTGCAGGAGCCTTGCTACCTCGGCGTCGACCTCTCCAAGAATGAGGATCTGACCGTGGTGGTCGCCTGCTGGCCGGACGGGGAAGATGGCTACCAGGTCGTGCCCTTTTTCTTCTGCCCGGAGGAGAACCTGCGGGCGCGGGGGGAACTGCACGGGGTCGACTACGTCTCCTGGGCAGAAGACGGCTACATCATCCCGACACCCGGCAACACGGTCGACCTGCGCGCGGTGGAGGATCATATCCGCGAACTCTGCGCGAGATACGCCGTCCGCGAGGTGGCGTTCGACCCCACCTACGGCAGAGCGATGATGGCCAGTCTCCTCGAGGATGGCATGCCGGCCGTCGAGTTCAGGCAGGGCTGGGCGACGATGGCGCCGGCGGTGAAAGAGCTCGAGCGCGCCATCCTGGGCGGACGGTTCCGCCACGGGGGGCACCCGGTGTTGCGCTGGAACTTCGGGAATATCCAGCTCCATGTAGATCCCGCCGGGAACCGTTCGTTTCACAAGGGCAAGAGCGGCAACAAGATCGACGGCGCGGTCGCAACGGCAATGGCCGTAGCGCGCTGCGCCGCCGCCGAGGATCACCTCACGACCAGCGCTGACTGGTTCACCGACGATATGTGGACGGCATAGGAGGCCACGGGATGGACGAAGAACGGCTGATCGTGGCGCTTGAGGCGCGCGTCCGGGATTTTGAGAAGAACATGATCAAGGCGGAGCGGCGCGGAACACAGTCCTACCAGAAGCTCCGCAGCGGCTCGCGCATGGCCACCTCCGGGATGGAGCGTGACATGATCCGCTCGACCACCCGGATCAACCAGGCGCTCGCCACGACGACCACGCGGATCGGCACCTTTGGCAAGGCGTTCGCTGCCGGGGCCGTGGCGGCCGGGCTGGCGGCGTTCATGCGTGGCGCAACATCCGCCGTCCGCAGCATGGCGGAGATCGACCAACAGGCCCGCCGCGCGGGCGTGAGCGTGACCGCGTTCCAGGAACTGAGCTTCGTCTCCGAGCAGAGCCGGATCGGCATCGACTCGATGATCGACGGGCTGAAGGAGCTGCAGCTTCGCGCCGACGAGTTCGTGGTGACCGGCAAAGGCCCGGCGGCCGAGGCCTTCCAGCGCCTTGGCTACGGGGCTCAGGAACTCGAGCGGCGCCTCAAGGAGCCGGAGGAGCTGTTCCTCGATATCATCCGCCGGATGGAAGACCTCGATCGGGCGGCGCAGATCCGCGTGGCCGACGAGGTGTTCGGCGGCACGGGCGGGGAGCGGTTCGTCGAGCTGCTCGGGCAGGGCGAGTCCGGCATTCGCCAGATGATGAACCGGGCCCACGAGCTGGGCACCGTGATCGAGGAAGACACTGTCACCAAGGCGGCGGAACTCGACCGCAAGTTCGCTGAGATCACTCAGCGTGTCTCGACGCTCGCCAAGACCGTTGTCGTCGATCTGGCGGGCGTAATCGAGGACGTGCTGACCCTCGACGTGGACGAGATCTTCGGCTCGGCCGAGCGCGCCATCGCCATGATGGGCGAAGAGAACTACCGCGCCATGAAGGATGGGGCGCAGGCGACCGACGAGCAGCGCGAGAGCGTCGAAGACCTGAAGGCCACCTACGACGAGCTGTTCCGCGCCATCAACGCCGCCACGGGGCCGGATGGCATCCGCCTCATGGATGTGGCCGACGTGCCCGAGGCGCAGGAGCTCGCGGCGATCCTGCAGGACATCCAGCGCGAAATGCAGGCGTTCCAGAATAGGGCCATCAGCGCGGGCGAGTTCGAGGAGGCCGTCTCCGACCTGATCGGGGAGGCGCAGAGCTTGATTGCGGAACTGGACGCGGTGGACGCTCAGCGTTTCGGAAACGTCGTCTCCGCGATCGGCGGGATTGCCAACGCGCTGATCACCGCTGCGAACAATGCAGCTGCGCTCCGGGCCAACCTGCCGGCCGGCGATGCCGACGCGATCAGCTATGGTCCGCAGAATGGTCGACGGCCGAGCGTGGACCTCCGCCCAGGAGAGAACGCGCCAGAGACTTCGCTGCGCCCGCAGTTGCCCAGCGTGGACTTCGGGTTCGGCACCCCTGAGCCATCCAGCGGCGGCAGCCGTGCCTCAGGCGGTGGAGGCGGCGGGAGCCGAAGCGTAGATGACTTCCGGCGCGAGGTTGAGCGGACCCGCGAGGAGATCGCGCGCCTGGAGGCCGAGGCTGTGGCGCTGGCGGCGGTGGCCGAGACGGGGTTCGAGTACGGCGATGCGGTCGACTATGCGCGGAAGAAGGCCGAACTCCTCTACGAGGCGCAGGCCGCCGGCAAGGAGCTGACGCCGGAGATGCGCGCCGAGATTGACGAACTGGCGCTGGCCTACACACGGGCAGGGCAAGCCGCGGATGACGCTGCCGATGAGCTCAAGAAGATCGAGGAGAACACGCAACGCGGCGCCGAGGCTATGTCGGATCTGTTCATGTCGATCTTCGACGGCTCGAAAACCGCCGGTGAGGCGCTTCGCGACCTCTTGGTGCAGATCATCGAAATTCAGCTCCAGCAGCGCATGCTGGCCGCTGCGGGGAGCGCTGGCGGGTTTTTCGGCTTCTTCGGGAGCCTGCTTAGCGGCGCGCGAGCCGGGGGAGGGCCAGTTTCTGCGGGCGGTGCCTACCTGATCAACGAAAATACACCGCGCAGCGAGGTGTTCGTGCCTTCGCAGTCGGGTGGCGTCCTCAACGTTCCGCAGGCGCAAGCCGCGTTGAGGGGTTCCGCCCAGTCGGCGCCGGCTCCTGTCGTGAACATGAAAACCGAGATCGTTCCTCCGCCTGGCGGATCTGCGCGTGAGGAGCGTGAGACCTTACCTGACGGGACGCGGTTGCAGCGGTACATCGTTTCTGAAGCTGTAGACAAGGCCATGACGACACCGGGGGGAGCTGCAACACGTCGGCTGCGTGGGTACGGTCTCCAGCAGCCGAGGCCCCGCCGATGAAACCGCTTTCGAAACGCCTCTCTGCCGCCCTGATGCAGCATCTCGAGGGCGGCAAGCCCAAAGCCCCGGAAGGCTCCTCAATTCTTTGGAACGCCTTCATGGCGCTCTCTCGCGCGCGAACCTGCGGGCCCATGGGGCCCAACCCGATTAGCTATCCCGAGATCGCCGCCTGGGCGCAGCTCATGCGGATGCCGCTTGAGCCGCATCACGTGGAGGCGCTGGCGGCGATGGACGCCGTCTGGATGAAGAGGGCATACCGAAGTGACAAGAGCGTGCCACAGGGCGTCAAAGCGCTGCCTCCAAGGTCGGAGCATGCGTTGACGCCAGCGATGTTTGATGTCTTTGCGGGGTGAAGCAGGTTCAGTCTTTTGTCTCTGGCCGGCGGCCTCTTACAAGGTCGACGACCGAGTCGATGATCTTTCTGAAGCCGCGGGTTCCGCCTTGTGTTACTGCGTATAGTACCGCGAGCGCGATAATGGTGCCAAAGCCAGCTGCATTGATAACCGCTAGCACGACTGCAGCTAGAACGGCAATTGCGGCGAGCACGGAAATGCCGACCCCTACATAGGCTTGGAAACGACCAAATTTGAAGCGGCTTTTTCGCAACTCCTCGCTGTCACGCTCCGAGGCCTCGTTCATCCGCTTCACGAAGCCAGGATCGTGTTTTTCGATTTCTGCTATGAGTAGGTCTGGCCGGTCGGAGTAATTATCGACAAGCGCTAAGATGTTTTGAATGTATCCGGCCTGCTCGTCGTTGCCCGAAAGTCCATTAAGGACTTCCGGGTCAAGGACTTCGCCTTGCTGATGTTCTGCGCTGCCATCGGGCTGCTTCGAGCGGCTGTCGCTGGTGGCCTCTTGCCCTCGCTCAATATCGCTCAATGGGCATCCTTCAGACTTTGCTTAAGTGCTCGTACGAAAGACTTGTGAAGGCGCAAAGGTAGCTCCCGGAACTCGATCGCAGTCGTGTTCACAGATAGCTTGTCCCAGACTTGAACGGTCTCAGCCGGATCAAGAGTGACGACGTTCTTGAATATAGGATCGGGTTTGATACGGCTTTCCCACGAGCCGTGTCGGGCCCGAACTTTCGTCGGTACGTGCATGTCAGGCTCCTCTTCCTAAAAATCATCCTGCATATTTGCTGCTGTATGTCCATGCTCTGGGCATCTGGCGGGCGCAGGGTGCGCCTTTCCACATTGATAACTCTTTGACAAGCAGAGCGTTGCAACCGCATTTGCGACTTGATGGAGCATGCAGCAAGCATGTTTACGATTTACAGCGAAAGGTTCTGTGGGCGGCTCATTTGTTCATCTCATGAGTAAAATATAGGTACTTAGAGGGCTGTAAGAAGGAACGTTGGCGGCATGATGTGGCAAATTTGTTCACTTTTGCTTGCTCAGCCTCGACTTCGGCTCAGCTAGCCGGCTCGGCATAGGCTTCAGCTTGCGGCGACGTGGAGTCGGCGTCGGCTCCTGCGGCTCGTTGAGCGCATCGCGCCCGGCTTTCGTGATCCGGTAGCCCGTCTCGTTGAAGAAACGGTTCGGTCCTGCCACGATCAGACCGTGGTCCAAGAGGTATCTGAGGGTGATGTCTCCAATACCTGGACCGATGTCGCCAAGGCGCACGAAGTTCTCCGATCCGCCCACGCGGCCGTCTTCGAAGTCAGTCGCCTTGCGAATGCTCTCCAGCGCATCACGCTGCTTCCTCTTCAGCTTCGTGCTCATTCTGGCCCGTCCAGTCCTGGGATGTGGTCGCGATCATCCTCCACACTGAATGGTCGCAAGAGCCGGTCAAGCTCGTGCTGGAGAACGGAGTTCATGTCTCGCATCTGCTCGTGCAGCTCGTCGAGGCGGTCTGGATCAGTCTCGGACTTGATCGCATCGGCCAGCCTAGCGATCTCGGCAGCCGACTCATTGATGTCGCGGTTGCCTGGATACGCTTTCTCGAGCGTCTGAATGATCTCAGCGTTGATTGATCGGTTCTGAGCGCGCGCAGCAGCTTCGACCCGGTTCTTAAGATCCAGGGGGAGGCGGAGCTTAAATTGGGGGTCGGTCTGCTTTGGTGTGGCCATTTCAGATTTCTGGACCAAAAAGGTCCTTGACGAAATGGGACCTTTTAGGTCCATATGGACCTGTTAGGTCCGTGAGGCGAGCGATGAGCAATCCAGTTCAGATGAAGATCCGAGTTCCGGCTGAAATTAAAGAGTGGCTTGAGGAGCAGGCTGAGCTTCATCAGTCGTCGCAGGCGTCCGAAGTCGTGAGGGCTGTGAGGGAGCGTATGGCGCGAGCTGAGCAACCCGCGACTGCCTGACATGATATGGGCCGGGGGCGTTGCACCGCTCCCCAGCCCTGAACCGAAACCGATCTGTCAAGGAGATCGATCATGGCATACAGCCAAGATACCACCCGCCGTGCCCTTCTGAAAGGGCTTCCGGCCGCAAGCGCGGCGATGGTGCTGCCTCAACTCGCTGAAGCTTCCCACTCAGACCCCGTCGTGAGGCACTACAAAGAGTGGCTGGCGGCACGCCGCGACTGGCGCGCATTGTCCAATATGCCTGGAAATGAGGACTTCGACCACCCCGCTAGCCGCGCTGCTGAGGCTCGCGAGGATCAAGCGGAACGGGGTATGCTTGCCCAGCCCCCCTCCAGTGCGGAAGGGGTTGCGGCCCTCGTGGCGCTCTCTTGGTTCTATAACTATCCCGGGCACTCTGATGTTGGCTGCGCTGAGTATGCCGGCGATATGGCGCTCGAGCCTCTATTGTCGATCTGGCGCGCTTGCACGGGAAAAGAGGAGGTTCCGGTGACGTAGAGTTCTCTGAAACAGGTTGCCCATTTACTTATTTTGTGTAGTAAATGGGTTACCTGATTTTGGAGAGGTAGCATGGACTATACGCTCGACACATTGACCCCTTCGGAGGCGGCGGCGACTACCGGTGTCTCCATGGCGCAGCAGTTGAACCTCCGGAAAGGGGGCTACCTCCCCAAGAACCAAGGCCATGCGCGGTTCGACCTCAAGGGGCTCGCCCTGTTGGCTGTCTACGGGGCTTTCTCGGGGCGTGGGTTCGGCCCGAAAGTCTCGAGCCAATCGGCGGGATACGTCTCCCAAGTTGTGTATCAGCATCTTCTTTATCGTTCGGAGGTTTACGAGAGGCGCCTTCGTCATGTGATGGAGATGGAGCTCGATGCGGATTGTGACGATCTTTACCTGCGCGAGCATGGCGTCGACTGCACTCCAGAGACGCGGGGCGGCTACCTTGAGGCGCTGGCAATCCAAGAGCTCGCGGCCGTGGTCGATCCTCGATTGGAGGTCAATTTCATTCCCGTGAGCTCGAGGGCACCTGCGCCGGAGTTTATCGTGTCGTGGCCGGACGGCACCTTCAGTTACGGCGAATGGCAGAGTATTGCGCTCGACTTTGAGCAGAAGCAGCGAGGCCACATCGACGGACCGTTCTTCATGGCCTCTGCCGTTGAGATGTCGAAGCGCATCGCCGAGCGTCTCGTGAAGCCGATGGTTCTGCTCGCTGAGGGCGAGGCCTAGCGTTTTGTCGCCGTCGGTTTGTAGCTTTCGGGTGTCTTGCTGCTCCCGCACAGGCATTCATCATTTCTCCATAATGGCGCGCGGAGCGCGCAAACCGACGGGCTGACCCATGGGCTTGAACCGCTACCAGCAGGATACGACCGGTTCCTCCATCCTTGATGAGGGGTTCACCCCCGAGGAGTGGGCTCAGTACCTGAATGGGCGCGGCATCAAGGTTAAGCCTGATACGATCCGGAAGAGGGCCAATGATCTTGGTGCTCGGCACACCTGCTTCGGGACGCCGATTATCACGGGTGCTCAGATGGATCTGATACTCACGGAGGGAGTAGAATGTCGCTCAAACCAAAGCTTCGGGGTAACGTCTGGTGGGCATTCGGGCGGGTCAGGTACAACGGTAGACCCATCACAGGATACATCCGCCGGAGCACTGGATCATCTTCGGAAGCAGGCGCGAGGGACTGGATACGGGAGCTCGAGGAAGCCGAAATCCGTCGTCACCTCCTTGGAGAAGAAGCGCAAAAGCTGACCGTTGGCGGCGCCATCCGCCTCTATGATGCCAAGCCGGCCGAGGCGAAGAAGCTGCTCGCTATCCTTGAAGCTGAAGACGGGCAGGGCCTTTTGGCTATGCCCGTGGAGCGCGTCACAGGGAAGTTCCTGAGGGAGCTCGGCCGAAAGCTAAAGCCGGACTCTGCGACCGACACGATGTGGCGGGAAGTGGTCTCGCCGCTTCGAGCCGTGATCAATAACTCGCACGACCTCGGGAAGTGTCCGCCGATCCGCGTCAAGCGATACAGCGAGAACGAGCGGATCGCTCAGGACGTCGCCAGGGGGCGGCAGAGCCGCGTGGAGCGCGTTCCCTCGACCCGAGAGTGGGTTGAGGCGTTCTGTGCCGCGGCTGATCCTTGGAATGCCGCAATGCTGCGTTTCATGTTCGAGACCGCAGCTCGGATTGACCAGGCGGTCTCGCTCGAACCGCGAGATCTCGACCTTATGAACCATCGAGTTCGTCTCAAGGCGCAGAAGGGGCATCCAGCGCAGTGGGTGACCATTTCTCATGAGATGATGATCGAGCTTGCGAACCTTCCTGCGAAGAGGCCCAAGAACCGGAAGACCGGGTCTCTGATGGGGCCGAGGGTTTTCGGCTACGGAAGTTCCACGGGCTACAATGGGCGCTGGAAGTCGATCTGCAAGCAGGCTGGCATTCCCTACCTCTCAGCTCACCCCGCTGGACGTCACGGCTACTTTACGGAGCTCACGGTCAGGCAGGGGGTCGACCCCGTGGAGGCGGCAAAAGCAGGGCGCTGGTCGGACGTCGCGTTGCCGCTCAAGACCTACGCGCACGCGGAGCAGGATGAGGGCGCGATAAGGTCCCGATTCCGCACGAAGCCCGCACAGCCGGCAGCGCCAATGAGCGCTAAAAGCAACAAATTAAAGAGGAAATCGAGAGATGGATAATACCCTCCTAAGGGGCAGGTTGCAGGTTCGAATCCTGCCGGGATCGCCATTATATCAATGGCTTAGCGCGGCTCATGGGGTTTTATTTTCGGTTCGTTGAACCAGTTCCGGGCCTCCAAACTCCAGCGAACCGGCGGCTCGGCGCAGATAATCGGGGCTGAATCGGGCGTAGGTGCTGCGGGTGATGTTCGGGTTGCTGTGCCCGAGGTATTCCGCGATCTCCTCGATCGGCACCCCGGCCTCTGCCATGAAACGTCCGGCGGTGCGGCGCAGGTCATGTGGTGTGCAATGCTCGATCCCGGCGCGCTCGACTGCGGCATTGAAGCCGGTCTTGATCGACCCCACGCGGCGCCCGCCCCATTCGATCACGAAGTCGGATCTCGCCGCCTCCCGCGCGACCGAGAGCGCCGCCATGAGCGTGTCGTTGATCGGCACGGTGGCGCGGCCCTTGCGCGGGCCAATATCGGTGGTGGCCAGCTTGATCATGCGCCGGTCCAGGTCGACACGGTTCCAGGTCAACTCGAGCAGCGCGCCGATGCGCCCGGCGGTCGTGAGCATCAGCAGCATGGCAAGCCGGATGTGCGGCTCGCCCGCGGCGGCCAGAAGCTTTTCCACTTCGGCCCGCGTCAGGTAGCGCTCTCGCGGAGGCGGGGTCTGCGGCATCTCGATATGGGGCGCTGCGGCGATCAGCTTGGCGCGGTGCGCCCATTTCAGGCAGGTGCGCAGGCAGCCGAGCTCGGTTCGGATCGTGGCGTCCTTCCGGCCGGCGACGCGGCGATTGGTGATGTAGGTGCGGCAGTCGTCTATGGTGATCTGCGAGGCGGACAGGTGGCCGAACGTCGGAAGCACGTTGCGCCCGGTCTGTGTCAGTTTCGCGGCCTGCCGCCGCCCCTCCATTTCCTCGGTGTAGGCGCTCCACAGTTGGTCAACGGTCACGCCGCGCGCGGGAGCGGTCTGGCTGAGGATCAGGTCGCGAGCTTCGCGCTCAGCTTCCTTTTCCGTGTGTGCTTCAAGACGAAAACGTCTCCGCCTTCCGTCGTCGTTCCAGATAACGACCCATCGTCCTTTGAGCCTTCCGAGGCGATATTCCCGCATTCGTATTCCTCCACGATCTCCGGCCTGATGCGATACATGCGACCGACTCGGAAGGCCGGCAGCTCACCCTCGCGGATCATGTTGCGAACGGTTTCCCCGCTGCAACCCCACCGGGCTGCGAGGTCGTCCGGGGTGTATGGGCGCGGCGCAGCCATCAATCAGCCTCCCATGCGGACTGTGCAGCCGTGACGAAGTCTCCATCTTCATTGGCATGGTCCATCCCAGCGGCATAGCCACTGAGGAAGGCGTCCTGCCGCGCTGTTTTGACCGCCTCCTGCAGGCGCTTCACGAGTGCGTCGGCCGCGTCCCGCTCGGCGACGATCCGGACGCGCTCGCAGCGCATCTCGTGCAGCTCGTCGCGCAGGAGCGCGGCACTGGCGTCGGAGATGCCGCGCGGGTCGGTCTGAGAGCCGGGAACGGGGCGCAGCTGACGGGCGAGCCAGAATTGCTCGCCCGTCAGAGCATCCGGCGCGGGTCCGTGAGTGGTGGCGCGCTCGGTGATCCTGTGTTCGTTGGAGAGGTGGCGAAAGGGGCTCATGCCGCACCTCCGTCGCTTTTGCCACACATCCGCGAGATCAGGCCGCGCCGATCCTTGTGGGCGTTCACGGCGGCGCGGATGGAGGGCAGGGGGGCGCGGCGGGCCTCGTCCACCGCATTGGGCAGCTCCGGCACGGGGTAGTGGCTGGGGCAGAGCTCGAGGCGAGCGGCGTGGCGCCCTTCTATGCGGGCCGAGGTGCCGTCTTCACGGAGCTGCTCTTCCTTGAGTTGCAACCAAGCGTCCTGCACAGCGGCAGGGCGGCGAAGGACGAGATCCGGCGTGGTCACTACGCGGGACAATCCGGCGAACCGTGTGGGGTGAAGCATTGCATTCTCCATCTCTGGCCCAGCGATCGGCCGAAGGTGGCGTTGATCGGGGAGGAACGCTGTCATGCTAGGCGGTAATATTACCGCAGTCAACTTTTGGCGGTAAAAAAACCGTATAGATTTGATGATGCCCCTGTCAATTTGCATCACCCTCCCTATGGCGCCTCGGGTTGCAGACACGGTCCTGCGCTGCGGCTGGGCTTGCTGCAGTTCAGTTTGCAGGATGAGTGCTTAGGAGCGTTTCATCCTAACGGCTTGCGCTGCGAGTGGATGCAGAACCGTGCTCAATGTCCCGCTCTTGAGATAGTCAAAGTGTCCGAATTGACGCGAATCATGGGAAATATTATTCTGCCATGTATAGTTTAGGAGAAATATTATGATGAGAAATTCCCTTGGAGGAGCGCTTGTGCTCTGTGTTTTCGCAGTCGCGGCGCAAGCTCAGGACGAGCTCCAGAACCCGCGCGCCGATTACGTGGACGGGACTTTGTTGACCAATAGTGCGCGGTCAGTGGTCCATGCAATGAACGCGATTTTTGATCCGCCGCCCGGCGTGCGGATCGAGACAAAGATCGTCTATCAAACCAAAGAAGACGAAGACGAGGGCACGACCGATGATCACGATACGACGATTGGTTGCTACGGCATCCCAGAAGTTTGCAACCATATGGAAACCATCATCGATATCGTGATGGAAGATCCGGATCATTGGGCATGCACGAGTGTCCCAGAAGGTGTCGAGTGCACGCACCGGCCACACTGACAAAGTGACACTTTGGCCCGCCCGATGCTCTTTTCAGGCCTGTCGTGTGAGGTTGCGGTGATTTCCGGTTTTGAAGACCAAGGTCACGTTCGACGCCATACTGCGCCTCGCGCCTAGCTAGGTTTGCTTGGTGAGCAGCGTCAAAGCTTCTTGGCAAGTTCGGCCGGCCACGCCAATCGTACGCGCGCTGCCCATTTTAGGCGCTTGTTCCACATCGTCGTCGCGCCGGGGTTAAGCGATATCAGGTGAAACAGGCCGGGCTCGTCGCCCGGTTTCACTTGCTTGACCCACCCCATGCCGTCCTCGTCCTCGACCACGCAGCGGTGACCGATCACGTCGTCGGGCACACCATCAGGGGCATGGCGGGTGTAGAAGAGCAGGTCGCCTGCGCTGAAAACGGGCTCCATGCTGTCGCCTTCGACCTCGACAGCGACCACTCCATGAGGAGAGAGGCCTGGCGGGCATTCGACTTGCGGGCCATCACCCTTCGCATAGACGTCGAAAACCGGCACTCGAGCGCCCGCGCCAACTTTACCTGCGATGGCAACGGTCGGAGCGCTTTCTTCACCTATTCCGTGTAGGAGCCAAAGTTCAGAGACGCGGAGCGCCGCGGCAACCTTGCTAATGGAGCTGACATTTGCGCCGGCATTTTCTTCGCCGGCCTCGTGTCTCCGTCGCCAGTTGCGAATTCCGTCCTTCGACAGTCCAGCCTGAACCGCCAAAGCCTGCTCTGAAAGCTTAAGCTCTTCGCGGCGCGCAGTGATGCGCTGGAGGATCTCACCCATGTCCATGCGCTCAAAATTACCGCATGGTATCACTATCGTAGAGCGGTAAGATAACCGTTGACGATGCGGTAAAATAACCGCATGTTGCGCGTTATGCAGACCATTGAAACCCTTCTGGCGATCGCAGACGCCTATAAGAGAGCCGCTGGTGTCGATCACGACAGCACAGTCTCGCACCGTGTGTTTGGCGATAGCAAGAAACTGGGCGCCCTGCGCTCAGGCGCAGATATCACGCTGCGCCGTTTCAACGAGGCAATGTGCTGGTTTGAGGCAAACTGGCCGGCAGAATGCGAACTTCCGCTGCCCGCACCGTTTTCGCCAAGTCCCGACACTGTTGCCGCTGCTGCTGAATGAATGCGCTGTCCCATCCTTCGAACATGACGTCGCGCCGCATCACCGACCAGCTAACAGATCTGGAGCCGTTCACATGAGAGCCTATCGAGCCGGGACGATCTCGGAAGCCGTGCAGAACGCGGTCGAGGCGATCCCTCAGCGGACGCACCGCGAGGTGGCGTCCTTCCTCGGCATCCGTGCATCGACACTGTCCTACGGAATGGACCCGTCCGAGGATCGCCCCGGCGGCCTCGGCATCGCCTATGTGGATCGCCTCTGCGACCGGTGGCCGGAAGCCGCAGCGCACCTGGCGCAGCACTTTGCGGCGCGCGCCGGCGGCTTGTTCCAGCCCAACGCCACGACTGCGGCGCCCAAGGCGGCCTGGCAGCACGTGGCGACGATGGCGAAGGAGACTGGTGAGGCGGTCGCGGCGCTGTCGAGCGTCGAGCATGGCGCTGACCGGGCCGAGGTGCGCCGCGAGCTGATCGAGGCGCGGGACGCCATCGATGCCGCGCTGCGTGACCACGATGCGGAGCAGCGGGCCATTCCACTGAGGGGAGCCGTCAAATGAGCACCGCTAAGGACCTTCTCGGCCGTCCGCCGGTCATGCGCCGCGTCAGGCGGGGCCCGCGAGACGACCGGCGCGCGTTCCAGGGCGAGACGCGTGACGGCCTGACCCGGGTGCGCGTGCCGGGGGCCAACACCAGCCCGGGATCGCCGTCGGCGATCGTGACGCGGAGCGCCGCGCCCAGGGAGCGCACATGACGGTCCGGGCCTTCTCTGTCATCGGCGGCGAGGACGATCTGCCGGTCTATCCCTTCACGCGGGAGGACCGCCTCGAGAGTCATTACTTCATGGCGTGGGAGCGGCGGCGCTGGTTGAACAGCGACATGCGCATGAAGGGGCGGCCTGAATGCCGGGCGCTCTACTTCGACCTGATCTGCATCTCTTTCGAGCAGTCACCGATCGGGACGCTGCCCGACGACATGTCGCTGCTCGCCAAGTTCACGCACACCGACCAGGGGCACTTCGAGCAGCTCTGTGCCAGCGCCTTCGGACCGTTGCACAAGTGGCGCCGGTGCCGCTGCGAGGACGAGGAGGAGGTGCGGCTCTATCACCCGATGGTGCTGCGCACGCTGACCGAGGCGGTGGCGCGGAAGGCGGACAACCGTGCCAAGACCGAGGCCGCGAACATCCAGAAGCGGCTGCAGCGGCTGCGGACGACGGTCGCGGGCTTCGCGCCGGATCTCGCGAAGAACGACGCTGCCATTCGCTGGATGGACGAGTGGCTGATCAAGGAAGGCTGCGAGTATCGCAACGCGACCTGGATCGAGCGCGCGATGATGGGTTGGTCGAACCGCATGTTCGACGGGCGGGCGAAGCGATGAGCGGCCTGGCGGGAATGTCCGGAACTGTCCGGCGGACACTGTTGGACAGTGTCGCGGACACTCTGCGGACAGTGTTTGGAGAATGTGAAGCAGCACCAATGGCTTACGTAAACTGTCCCGAACTGTCCGGCACGATAGGGACAAAGACAGAGACACAGACAGGGACAGGGACGGTCGCGCTCCGTTCCGACCGTGCAGCCTGTGGATAAGTCGGATTTGCAGAGAGTGGAGGCGATGATGGACAGCGAAGGACAGACCACGAAGGCGGAGAGCAAGCGGGACCGGGTGCGGCGGCTGCTGATCGAGCCGCTGAGTGCCTGGGGCTTCCGCAAGCCGAGCAACGTGAGCGAGGAGAAGCACGCGAAGTTCCTCGTCGACCTGGCGGACGGGCTTTCCTACCTCGGCGACGACCAGCTGGAGACGCTGCGCGAGTTCCTCAGGACGAAGGGCGAGGGCAAGGACCGGCGCGGGTGGCCGCGCATGGCGACGATCACGCCGCTGGCCGAGGCGATCGCGCCGCGCCCGCTCGAGGAGATCCCGGTGATCGCCAGCTGGTTCGGCTCGGCGCGCGGGCCGCAGGCGCTGGAGGAGGGCACGCTGGTGGCCGAGTTCCAGTTCGTCTCGGGGCTCAAGCGGCCGCCGCTGCACGAGGGCGACTGGCGGCGCATCCGCGAACGGGCGGCGGAGCATGACAGCAACAGGCGGGTGCGCGGCGACCGGGTGCGCCGGGGCGTGGCGGACCAGGACGATCGGCAGTGGCTGGCTTGGTACGCGCAGCTCGAGGCGCGGGCGCTGGCACTGCTGCCCGGCGCGGGCACGGAGACAGACCACAGGACAACGGGGTGAGCAGATGGTGAAGACCTACAGCAAGGGCGCGCGGCGCCGGGCGAAGCGGGCGGCGGGGACCGAGAGCGGGCTGGACCTGCCGGGGCTGGCCGCGGTGACGCGGCGCGAGCCGAACGGGCGGACGCGGCGCAGCATGGCGGACCGCGATCCGTCGATCGATCCGCTGGCGGTGCGGTGCCGGCACGTCGGGATCCAGCCGGATGCCGCCGGCCTGCGCGAAGTGCGGTCGCCATGGTTCGGCTGCCGGGCGGGTCGGGCGATGGCGGCGGCGGTGCGCGATCACGACGAGCGGTCGCGGCTCTGGGACGCGATCCAGCACATGCGGCGGGTGCAGGTGGCGATGGATCGGGCCATCGGCGCGCCGTCGCGGCATGCGCGCTGCCTGCGGCTGCTGGTGCCGGTCGAGGCGATGTCGGCGGACGCCGAGACGCCGCCGGTCGACGAGCGCAGCGACGAGGAGCGGCTGCGCGATGCCACGCGGGCGTCGATGCGGGTCGAGGGCTGGCTCGGCTACACCGACAAGCCCGCGCGGAGCGAGGCGCTGAGGGTCGTCGTCGATGACGGCGAGGTCCGGGACGTGGCGGGGCTGCTGTCGGCGCTGCGCTGCGTCTCCGACGGTCTGCGGGCTCGCGAGATGGTCTGGCGCGGAAGGGGTTGACGCGGAATCCCGTCCTGGTCATTTTGGCATCATCGAGAGTTGCCGCGCCCGGAGGAGAGATCCTGCCGGGCGCGTCTCGTTTGAGGAGGTGCCGCCATGCGTAAGCTCTGCGCGGCGCCGGGCTGCGAGGATGTGGCGGCGCCGGGCAAGGCGCGCTGCCCCGATCACCAGGACGACCAGGACAGGCGGCGCGCGGCGCGGAAGGCGGCGGCGCAGGCCACGCCGCACGCGGCGGCGGCGCGGGCGCTTTATGCCGATCCGCGCTGGACGGCGGCGGCGCGGCGGTTCCTCGAACGCCATCCGCTCTGCGTCGACTGCGGCGAGCTGGGCGTGGTCGAGCCCGCGACCGACGTGGACCACGTGGTGCCGCACAAGGGCGACCGGCAGCTGTTCTGGGATCGGTCGAACTGGCAGCCGCTCTGCCACCGCTGCCACAGCCGCAAGACGGCGCGCGAGGTCTGGCACGCCCACCGGGGGTAGGTCAAAAATCCCCAGCCCGCGGCCCAAACCGACAGCCCAACCTCTTCTTCCGCGAGCGCGGAATTGAGCAAAAAAGCCCACCCCCCGGATCTTCAGGAGGTCGCGCATGAAGGGACGCAAGCCGACCCTCGACAACGTCGTGCCGATGCGGGGCGACGCCCCGAAGCCGGTGCCGGCGCCGCCCGACCTGATGTCGGAGGCCGGCAAGGCGGTCTGGGAGGAGCTGGCACCGGAGCTGGTGCGGATGGACCGGCTGAAGCCGCATTACGAGCACATGCTCGCGGCCTACTGCGAGTCGGCGGCCGACGTGATCGAGCTGACCAGCAACATCGCCGTGGAGGGGCGCACCTACGCGGTGCAGACCCGCAACGGCATGCAGCAGAAGAAGACGGCGAACTGGCAGGCGCGGCAGGACGCATTCGCGAACATGCGCCAGCTCGGCGCGCTCTTCGGCCTGTCGCCGGTCGATGACGCGCGGCTGGCCACCGGGGGGCAGGGGGATCTCTTCGAAGAGCTCCTGCGCGGAATCCGTGGAGGCGATTGATCACCCGGTGAGCCGCTACGCGCTCGACGTGATCGCGGGCGACGTGGCGGCGGGGCCGCTGGTGCGCATGGCCTGCGAGCGCCACCTCCTGGACCTCGAGACCGGCGCCGACCGGGGGCTGGTGTTCGACACCGAGGCCGCCGACATGGTGATCCGGTTTGCCAAGGTGCTGCGCCACACCACCGGGCCGATGGCCGGGGCGGAGCTGGCGCTGCAGCCCTGGCAGGTGTTCCGCCACGGCTCGGTGTTCGGCTGGAAGCACGCGGAGACCGGGCTGCGGCGGTTCCGCTCGACCTATCACCAGGTGGCGAAGAAGAACGGCAAGACGACGGACACGGCGGTGCCGATGCTGTTCACGCAGCTCTTCGACGGGGAGGGCGCGCCGCAGGGCTACTGCGCGGCGACGACGCGCGACCAGGCGGGGCTGCTGTTCAACGAGATCAAGCGGATGATCCGCGCCTCGCCGGCGCTCTCGTCGCTGCTCGACGTCTACAAGACGCAGATCCAGTCGCCGCGCACCAACGGCTACATCGCCGCGCTCAGCCGGGACGGCAACAGCGCCGACGGCATCAACCCGCACTTCGCCGCGCGCGACGAGGTGCACCGCTGGACCGACCGGGAGCTTGCCGACGTGGTGACCAACTCGATGATCGCGCGGGCCCAGCCCATCGACTGGGCGATCACCACCGCCGGCGCCGACCGGGCGAGCCTGTGCGGCGAGATCCGCACCTACGCCGAGCGGGTGCTGCGCGGGGACGTGCGCGACGACGGGTTCTTCGCCTTCGTGGCCGAGCCGCCCGAGGATGCCGACCCCTCGGACCCGGCGACCTGGGCGATGGCCAACCCCAACCTCGGGGTGGCCTTCACGGAAGCAGACTTCCGGCGCATCCACGACGAGGCGCAGGCGATCCGGGGCAAGATGCCGAACTTCCGGCGGCTGCACCTCAACCTCTGGACCGAGGGCGCGCAGAGCTGGATCGGCCGCGATGTCTGGGACCGGGGGCTGGCGACCGCGCCGGTGGATCCCGAGGCGCTCTACGGCCGCAAGGCCTGGGTGGGGATCGACCTCAGGCGCACCACCGACCTCACGTCGATCGTGGTGGCGGTGCCGGTCGAAGGGGTGATCTACCTGCTGAGCTACGCCTTCATCGCGGAAGGCCCGAAGGGCTTCGTGGCCCGCGCGCAGTCGGAGAACCGCGATTACGTGGCCTGGCGCGACGACGGCTGGCTCGAGGTGCACCGGGGCGGGGTGATCGACGAGGACCAGGTGATCGAGCGGATGAAGTGGCTGCGGGCGCGGTTCGACCTGCAGGAGGTGGCCTATGACCGCTGGGGGATGAAGCACGTGGCCGCCGAGCTCGACAAGCTGCGCTTCCCGCTGCTCGAGTTCGGGCAGGGCTACGCCAGCATGTCGCCGGCGACCAAGCGCTTCGAGCGGGCGGTGATCCAGAACCGGTTGCGCCACGGCGGCAACCCGCTGCTGGCCTGGGCGGTGGGCAACGTGGTGCTCGACCAGGACGCGGCGGAGAACGTGAAGCCGAACAAGAAGAAGGCGACGGGCCGGATCGACCCGGCGGTGGCGGCGATCATGGCGGTGGGCCGGGCCGAGGTCGGCGAGGAGAAGCGCAAGGCAAGGGACGTGGTGGTGATATGAGGCTCTTCGGGTTGGACATCTCGCGGGCCGGGGCAGCCGGCGGCGGTGGCGGCGCGCCCCGCGTCGAGCCGCCGGTCACGGCGCAGGCGGCCGTGGCGGCGGGCGAGCAGGGCCTGCTGGCGGTGGGCTGGGGCTCGCTCGGGGCGCCGAGTGCGGTGCGGGGGCTGCCGCGGGTGACGCCCGAGACGGCGGCGCATCACGCCACGGTCTTCGCCTGCTGCAACAACATCGCGGGCGATCTCGCCAAGGTGCCGCTGAAGCTCTGGCAGCGGCAGGGCGACGGGCAGGACGTCAGGGTGCGCGAGCATGCCGCAGGCGACCTGCTGAACGGCGAGGCGGCGCCGGGTGTGCCCGCCAAGCTCGTGCGCTTCGCCGCCGTCTACGCCTACACGCTGCGCGGCAACGGTCACATCTACGGGCCTCGCGATGGCGGCGGCGAGTTGATGCGCCTCGACATCGTGCGCCAGGGCAACGTCTCGATGCTGCGCGACGGGCTCGAGCGCTTCTACCAGTTCGAGGACGGCGCCGGGGTGCAGCGCCGGGTGCCGGCGCGGGCCATGGTGCACCTGCGCTACATGGCCGAGGACGGCTGGACCGGCCGCAGCCCGATCCAGGTGGCGGCCGAGAGCGTGGGCATCGCGCTCGCGGGCCAGAGGGCGGCGGCGCGCAACGCCGCCGGCGGCACCACCAAGGGCGTGATCAAGCTCGGCGACAACTACGAGGGCGAGGAACAGCGGGTGCGCAACGCGCGCCGCATCAAGGACGCGATGCAGGACCCGGGCAGCGACGGCTGGATCGCGGTGAACCCCGACGAGGACGTGAAGGCGCTCGACATCTCGGCGGCCGACCAGGAGCTGCTGTCGAGCCGCAAGTTCGACCGCGAGATGCTGGCGGGAATCTACCGGATGCCGCCGAGCAAGCTGCAGATGCTGGAATACGGCGTGAAGGCCAACGGCGAGCAGCAGGCCATCGACTACTTGACCGACTGCCTGCTGCACTGGTCGGCGCTGGTGGAAGCGCAGCTCGACGTGGCGCTGCTGACCCGCGCGGAGCGCGACGCGGGGCTCTTCCTGCGCCACGACTTCGGCGCGCTGCTGCAGCCGACGGTCAAGGAACAATACGAGGCGCTGAACCGCGCCGTGGGCGGGCCGTTCATGCTGCCCAACGAGGCGCGCGCCAAGATCGGCGCGCCGCCGGTGGCCGAGGGCGCCACGCTCAACCCCGCGCCCAACATGACCCGCGCCGAAGCGCCGGGCCGCGATCCTGAAGGAGACGACGCATGAGCCGGACCATTGCCAGCTTCTTTGCCGGGGCGCCGCTGGCGCTCTCGCGCGCCCATGGCGAGGCGCTCCTGCAGATGCCGGTCCCCGCACCGGGTGCGGAGGTGGGTGCGCGGGCGCTCTCGGTGGGGGGCATGTCGCTCGCGTTGGAGCCGGGCGAGCGCTACGCCATCCACCGCAACATCGCCATCGTGCCGATCTCGGGACTGCTGACGCCCAACGCCTTCCTGCTCGAGCGCTGGCTCGGCTGGAGCACCTACCACGGGCTCGAGGCCACCTTCGCGGAGCTTGCCGCCAACGAGGACGTGGCCGCGATCGCGGCGCTCTGCGACTCGCCGGGCGGCTACGTGCTGGGCATCGAGGGCGCGTCGCGGGCGGTTGCGGCGGCGGCGGCGGTGAAGCCGGTGCACGCGCTGGTGCATCCGCTCGCGGCCTCGGCCTGCTACCACATCGCGAGCCAGGCCACCGACATCACCCTCACGCCCGGCAGCGTGGTGGGCTCCATCGGCTGCATGCAGGTCAGCGCCGCGCCGGTGCAGCCCGGTATGTCCGGCAATCAACTGTTCATTCTCAGCTCGTCGCACGCGCGCGCCAAGCGCCCCGATCCCTCGACCGAGGAAGGCCGGCGCGAGTCGGTCCGGGTGCTCGACGCGATGGAGGCGGATTTCCACGCCGCTGTCGCCGCAGGCCGGGGCATCGACCTGGCCGAGCTGCGGGAGCGGCTGTCGTCGACCGACGATCCCGCCGATGGCGGCGCGATCTTCTGGGGCGAGGAGGCGCAGGCGCGCGGGCTCGTCGACCGGCTGGAGGACGCGCCCACGTTCTGGACCCGCCTCGGGGCGGCCTACGCGCCGCGTCCTGCCCGCACCGCCGGGCGCGCTGCCCGGGCCCAGGCGCAGGCGGCACAAGCGCTCGCCGGGCTCTAAGCCTCAGACCAACAACCACAGTTCACCGGGCGCCCACGCGCCCTCTCTTTGCCCTGCCGGTGCGCGGCTGGGTCTTCCTGCTGCGCCAGAGGCGCGGCGCCCATCACGAGGAGCATCACCATGAGTGACATCAACGACCTGCGCCGCGCCCGGAAGGCTGCGGCGGACGACATGCAGGCCCGCGCCGACGCGCTGACCGCGCTCGAGGATCAGGAGGGCGCGGAAGAGACCGCGCTCGCGGCAGCGCAGGCTGCCTTCGACACCGCCAAGGCCGCCTTCGAGAAGGCCGACCGGCAGGTGAAGCGGGCCGAGGAGGTGGAGGCCTCGCGCGCCGCCGCCGCGCAGCCCGAGCCGGGCGCCGAAGCGAACGGCGGGCAGGGCGCCGCTGCACCCGCGCAGCCAAAGGAGAAGGGGCTGCAGTTCGGCGCCATGCTGCGCACGCTCGCGGCCGCCGGCGGCAACGTCCACACCGCCCGGATGATCGCCGAGGAGAACGGCCAGTCCGGGCTCTTCGCGGTCGGGCAGAACATGGGCAGCGGCGAGGCCGGCGGCTTCCTGGTGCCCGAGGACGTCAGCTCCGACGTGATCGAGCTGCTGCGCCCGGCGAGCGTGGTGACCGCCATGGGCCCGCGCATCGTGCCGCTGCCCAACGGCAACATGACGCAGAACCGCCGCGCCACGGGCGCCAACTTCGGCTACGGCGACGAGACCTCGGACGCGCCGGTCACCGGCTACAGCTACGGGCAGATGAAGCTCTCGGCCAAGAAGATGCGGGGCATCGTGCCGATCTCCAACGACCTGATGCGCACCAGCTCGACCGCCGTCGACCGGATGGTGCGCGACGACGCCATCGCCGATGCGGCGCAGATCCAGGACCGCTACTTCTTGCGCGGTGCGGGCACCGAGTTCGCGCCCCGCGGCCTGCGCTACCAGCTGGTCGGCACGCCGGTCGAGGGCACCAACATCCTCGCCATGACGGCCGGGCCGGACCTGCAGAAGGTCACCAGTGACCTCGGCCGCATGGAGCTGGCGCTGGCCAATGCCAACGTGCCCTACACCGGGGCGCATTGGATCATGTCGCCGCGCACGGCGATGTACCTGACCAACCTGCGCGACGGGAACGGCAATTTGGCCTTCCCCGAGATGCAGGGCGGCCAGCTGCGCCGCAAGCCTGTGCATGTGACCACCGAGATCCCGTCGAACCTCGGCGCCGGGGGCGATGCCTCGGAGATCATGCTGGTGCATCCGATGCACGTGGTGATCGGCGAGCACATGGGCATCACCATCGCCATGTCTGACCAGGCCGCCTACCGCGATGCGGGCGGCGAGCTGCAGTCGGCCTTCAGCCGCGACGAGACGCTGATGCGGATGATCCTGCAGCACGACCTCGGCCTGCGGCATCTGCCGGCCGTCGCGGTGCTGACCGACGTCACCTGGGCCGACTGAGCCCCGTAGGCAACGGGCAATTCCGCCCGCTGCCACTTCCCTTTCTCAGAAGGACGAAGACCATGATCCAGATGAAAGACATCGGCGCGCTCATCACAGCCCTGCGTGCCGCCGGCAACGCCGCGCTGACCGCCGGCGGCGCGGGCGACAACACCGCCGTACCCGGCGTGATCCTCGACCGCGCGGCCATCGGCATGCCGCAGTCGGGGCTCCTCGCCATCCCCTTCACCGCCACGCTGGCGGCGGGCGAGACGCTCTCGGTGACCTACACGGTGCAGGAGGGTGAGGCGGACGACCTGTCGGACGCCGCCACGCTGGTCAGCGAGACCGTCGTCGCGGCGACGGGTCCGGCGGGCGGTGGCACCGTCACCGGCTGCCTCGAGCTTGACGTGAAGCTTCGCGCGGGGGGCCGCTACCAGCGGGTGACCTACACGCCCGACCTCAGTGCGGCGGATACCGACACGGCGGCGCTCTCGGCACTGCTGATCTGCGGCGGCATGGACCGCCTGCCGCAATGAGGGCGGTGATCTTCCAGCGGCCGCACCTCATGTACCAGCGGGGTGAGACGGCCGGCTTCGCCGATGATCACGCGGACAAGCTGATCGCGGCGGGCATCGCCCGCGACCCGAGCGCGCCCGTCCCGGCCTCGGCCGTCGAGGTGCCACAGGAAGGCAAGGGCGACGAGGGAGGCGACGACAAGAGCGACGCGCCTGCCAAAGGTGACGGCAAGGTCGCGAAGGCGCCCGACCCCGGCGCGCCACCCGTCCAGGGAAAGAAGTCGTAAGAGGGGGCCGGGCGCATGCGATACATCGGAACGGATCCGGTTCCGCTTGCTGTCTCGCCGGCGCAGTTCGCCGCTGCGGTGCATGGCGTGGTGACCGAGGCGGAAGAAGCCTCGCTCGAGTCGTTGCTTGGCGCGGCGCAGGATGTCGTGTCGACGGCCACCAACCTGCCGCCGGCGCCCGGCCTCTTCGAGTTCACCTGCCCCGTCGACGACTGGCGCCGCTGGTGGTTTCCCTGCCGGCCGGTGACCGCGATCGAGGAGATCGCTGTCTCGGACGCGGCTGGGGCCTTCGTCGATCGCGACCTTGCCGGTATTCAGCTCGTGATGGGCTACGACGAGCCGCAACTGCTGTTGCCGGACGGCTGGCTGCGCCGCGACGACCAAGGCCGCACGCTGCGCATTCGCGCGCAGGCGGGGGAGACACTGTCGCCCGCGCTCTGGCGCGCCATCGTGGCGCTCACCCGTGAATGGCGTGACGCGGACATCGCGATCAGCGGCGAGATGGAGGTGCCACGCGGCTCCTTCGGGGTGCAGCGGCTGCTGCGCCAGGCGCGCTATCGGCGCCCGAAGATCACGGCGGGGTGCTGATATGGCCGGCGGACGGCTCAGCGATCGCATCCGGGTGCAGCGCATGGTGCGCGAGGGCAGCACGATCACGGGCTGGGCCGACCTGGAACTGACGCCCGGGGTGCCTCTGGTGCTTTGGGCGGACATGAACGAGACGCCCGGCGGCGATACGACGGTCGGGGGCCGTCAGGAGGCCGCGCGGCAGGCGACGATCCGGCTGCGCGCGACCATGCCCGCCTACCAGGTGGAGGCATCGGACCGGATTGTCGCGCGAGGCGCGGTCTGGAAGATCCGCGGCGCGCCCGCGCAGTCCGAGGCGCGCGCCGACGTGCTGGTCATCGCTTGCGAGGAATGGGTGCAGCCCCCGGACTTTGGAGACTGACATGGCGGTGACCGGTGCTGGAAAGACGCGGCTCAAGCTCAAGAAGCTTGAGAGGCTGGTTGAGAAATATACGGGTGAAGCGAACCGCCGCAACGGCGAGGATATCGTGCGGCTGGCGAAGGTGTTGATCCCGGTGGGCGAGGATGTCGAGGACGACGGCCACGAGCGCGCCAAGATCACCGGGACAGCGAATGCCGATGGCAGCTACCTCATCGACTTCGGGCCGAAGTCGAAGGTCATCGAGGGTGACCGTGGGCCACGGCCCTTCGTGAACCCCGCGCTCAGCGCCTCGCGCAAACGCCGGAAGGGGCGCGCGCGCCGGGCCATCAACAAGGCCGCGAAGGAGGCAAGCAGTGGCTGAGGCGCCGGCATACGTGCTGCAGAAGGCGGTGATTGCAGCGCTGCGCGCCGACCCGGAGATCCAGGCATTGGTGGGCGCAAAGGTATTTGACGAGCCGCCACCGCCTGCCTTCGCGGAGTACCCCTACATCCACCTCGGCCGCATCGACGCCGCCGCCGAGCGTATCGGTTGTTACACCGATGACGACATATTTTTTACGGTCGAATGCCAGAGCCGCCCGGTCGCCGGGCGGGACGAGGTCACCCAGCTTGCCCACGCCGTGCGACTGGGGCTCGACCAGGTCGAGCTGACACTGCCCGGTCTGACTCTCGACTGGTGCGATTACCTGACACAGTCCGTCTCCCGGTCCCGTGATGGCGGAACCTGGACCGCCGTGGTGGCTTTCTCGGCCTCCGTCGCGGCTGCCGTTTGACCGCCCTTCGGCAAGGCTTACCCGGGCAGATGCCCCGTTCCGAACATTGGAGGCTAAAATGGCCAAGAAGAAGGGCCGCGAGGTTCTCATTCGCATCGGTGATGGTCAGGAGACCGAAAACTTCAACGCGCTTTGTGCGCTGACAACCAAGGCGCTGACCGTGAACAACGAAGAGATCGACGTGACCACCGCCGATTGCGACACGCCCGGCGGTGCGCTTTGGACCGAGGTGCTCGACGGCGTGCGGCGTATCGCGCTCAGCGGCAACGGGATCTCGAAAAAGGATACCGCTGAAGCCCGGCTGATGACGGTTTCCTTGCAGACGCCGCCGGTTGCCAACATGGAAGTGGTCGTCCCGAACTTCGGCACCTTCGCCGGCGCCTTCTTCGTGCAAAGCATGGAGTTGACCGGTGAGCAGTCGGGTGGCGCGAGCTTCGCGCTGACCATGGGGTCGACCGGGGCTGTCACCTTCACCGCGGAGGCGCCTGCGCCATGACCATCGCCGCGACCGGCGCCTACGAGGAGGAGCTCGGCGGTGCCTACCGCCCGCTCGTCCTGCGCAACGGCGAGATCGAACGCTTCGAGCAGCATCACGACCTGGGGATATTCGGGCTCTGGGACCAGCTCTTCGGGCGGGGCCCGGCGCCGCAGGCGCGTCACATCCGCGACCTGCTGGCGCTGGCGCTCGTGGGGGGCGGCATGTCGAACCGCGCGGCCGACGATCTCATATCGAGCCTGCCGCCCTCGGAGAACCTCCGCCTGCGTGAGATCGCGACGCGGGTGCTGGGCGTGACGTTCCTCCCGGCGGTGCTCGAGGAGGATGTCAAAAAAAAAGCGGATGGATCGGCCGGGACGCCGTGACCCCGCCCGCGCGGTATGACGCAACCGCGCGTATCTCGAACCTCTGCGGGGTGACCGGTGATCCGCCCGCCACTTTCCGCGCGATGACGCCGCGCGACACTGCTCTCTTCGTGGCCGCCTGGAATGCCGCGCAGGAAGAGGCCTCCGGGGATGTTCCGGCCCCCGACATGGACACCCTCGAACGATTGGAGGAACGCTATGGCCGACGAGGAGCTTGAGCGCATCACCGTTCTGCTGCAGGCGAAGGACCGCGACCTCGCGCGCGCAATCGATCGCAGCAATCGGCTGATCGCCCGCATGGAGCGGGACGCCACGCGCAATACCTCTCGCATGGCGCGCAATATCGACAGCAACCTGTCGCGGGCCGCGTCGAGCGTGGCCAGCTTCGGCAAGGCCTTCGCGGTCGGTGCCGCAGCGACTGCTGTCGGTGTGCTGACCTCCAATCTGAAGCAGGGCGTCCGCGCGGTTTCCCAGATTGGCGACGAGGCGCGGCGCTCCGGTCTCGGCGTCGAGGCCTTCCAGGAATTGAGCTACGTCGCCACCCAGTCACGCATCCCGATTGATGCACTCGTTGACGGGATGAAGGAGCTAAACCTGCGGGCGGACGAGTTCATCGCGACGGGGAAGGGGCCCGCGGCGGATACCTTCGCGCGGATTGGGCTGGGGGCAACAGAACTCGAGCGCAAGCTGAAACAGCCGGACGAGCTGCTGCTCGACATCATCGGGCGGATGGAAAGTCTCGACAAGGCGGCGCAGATCAGGGTCGCGGACGAGATCTTCGGCGGCACCGGAGGTGAGCGCTTCGTGGAGCTTCTGGCTCAGGGGGAAAGCGGGATTCGCCGACTGACCGCTGAAGCGCGGGAAATGGGCATCGTGATGGATGCCGAGCTTATCGCGAAGGCGCAGCGGATCGACGCGGAGTTTTCGCGGCTCATCGACAAGTCTTCGACCTGGGCAAAAGGGTTGGCCGTGGCCTTGGCCGATCTTCCTCTCGACATGGTGCAGACGCGCCTCAGCGAGATATTTCCTGATGAGGATGCAGGCCGCGCGATCCTCGGCGACGAGATCTTCGACAGGCTCTCCACCGTCAGCGATCTCACCGACGAGCAAGCGGCGGGTGCCCGTAACCTTGCCGCAGAGTATGGGCGGCTCGGGGACCGGGTCTCGGCAATGCTGCCGTCGCTTGACCAGGCGATTATCTCGCTCGGTGCGCTCGGCTATCAGGATGCCGCAGGGGCATTGCGCGATGCGCGTGCCGAGATGGACCGGCTGTCGAGAGGGCTTGAGGATGGTACTGTCAGTGCCGATGCCTTCGAGGCGGGGCTCGAAGATGCCACTGATCAGGCCGGTGCCGCACTTGCGCAGATCGATGCCATTGACCGATCGACTTTCTCCGGAGTGATTGCACAGGCTCAGGCGCTGGCGACTGCACTTGCCGAGGTAGCCGCCCGCGCGTTTGAGGCGCGGCAAGGTGCGCTTGGCGGTGAGCGGTCGGCGATCTCCTACGGACCTCAGAACGGGCGCCGGCCCACGGTCACGCTACGTCCCGGCGAACATGCGCCGGAGACATCACCGAGACCGCAACTTCCAAGCGTGAACTTCGGATTCGGCGCACCGGATCCGGCGCCAAGCGGTAGAGCGGCCTCTGGTGGTTCCGGCGGCGGCGGCGGGGCTCCCGAGCTCGACGACTGGCAGGAGGCATTGGAGGGCACGCGCGAGGAGATCGCGCGTCTGGAGGCCGAGGCCGCGTCGTTGCTCGTCGCTGCGGATCACGGAACCGCCTTGGGAGACGCAATGGAATATGCGCAGAAGCGCGCTGAACTTCTCTACGCTGCCCAGCAGGCTGGGCGCGAGATTACGCCCGAGCTGACTGCGGAGATCGACGCTCAGGCGATGGCCTACATGCGCGCCGCGATCGCGGCCGACGAGAATGCTGAGCGGTTACGGGCGCTGGAGGAGAACGCGCAGCGCGGTGCCGACGCGATGTCGGGGCTGTTCATGTCGATCCTCGACGGCTCGATGTCGGCGAAGGACGCGGTGCTGCAGCTGATCGCGCAGATTGCCCGGGTGCAGATGATGAAGGGGTTCGGAGAGCTGGCGAGCGGTGCCGGGGGTGGGGTGTTCTCCTGGCTCGGCGGGCTGCTGCAGAACGCCAAGGGCAATGCCTTCGGGGGCGGCTCGGTCGTGCCCTTTGCCAAGGGCGGGGTGTTCGACAGCCCGACCTACTTCCCGATGGCGGCCGGGCGCACCGGCGTGCTCGGCGAAGGGCTGGACGACGAGGCGATCCTGCCGCTGGGGCGGGGCCGCGACGGCAAGCTCGGGGTCCGCGCGCAGGTCGGGGGCTCTGCAAGTAAGGTTCAGGTCGAGCTCATCGGTGGCGGGCTCGTGCTTTCTGATGGCGGGCAGGTGATGACGGCGGTCGATGCGCGCGTGGTCGGCGGTATGGAGACGACTGCCCGGGCCACTAGTCGGCGCTTCGGTGACCGCGCGTCGCAGTATCAGGAGCGCGGCACGTGAACAGACCGACGATCACCATTCCGTTCTCGCTGTTGAAGGCCACGTCGATCGAGTGGGACATCGACTGGCGCGGCCAACCGCCGAGCGACAGAACGGACGGCAGCACGCAGGTCGTCTTCAACGCCTTCCCTCGCTGGGTCGGATCGCTCGACCTTCGGCTCACGCGGGACTTCGTGCGCCACTGGCGGGCGCTGCACTGGGCTGCGCAAGGGCGAGTTGGCATCTACCAGATACCCATGTTCGACCCGGTGGGTTTCGACCAGGTCGGCTATTTCGGCAAGAGTTACGTGCGGAGCGGCGTTCCGTTTTCAAGCGGTCAGCGGTTCTCGAGCGGCTACGGCTTCGCGGCCAATGCAACTGTCGAGGCTTCGGCGCCGGCCTCTATCGGCGCGTCAGAAATCACGGTGAAGACCACAGACGCCGACCTCGTTCCGCGGGTCGGTCAGATCATGAGCGCGAACGACTGGCCGATGGGTATCACCAGCGTGACGGACAACGGCGACGATACCTACACGCTCGGAATCCAGATGCCACTGCGCGCCGCGATCAGTTCGGGCGACTTGGTCCGCTGCATGGCGCGGGGGCTCTTTGAGGTCGCGAATGATCGGGAGGGCTCGCCGGTCTACGACATCCGCAAGCTGTCGGAAACGTCGATCACCTTCCGCGAGGTTCTCAGCCGATGACCTTCTTCCCGTCCGACTTCGACCCGCGCGACGAGCGGCTCGGGCTGCTCGACCTCGTGTCGCTCAATACGCCCGACGGCACGGCGCGTTTCTGGATCGGTGGCGATGGCGTGTTCACGGACAGCAGCGGGGAACAGTGGTTTGAGAAACGCGCGAAAGTTGGTGATGCCCTGAGGGGCGGCATATCATGGCGGTGTTCAGACGCCGTCAATTCTCTGTCGAGAAAGGGATATGCC